GATCCCGTTCCTGTGTAAAATGCCATATGCGTTTCCTCTCTTGTTTAGAATTCCTTGGACCACTGCAAATCAATGCTTGCCTCGATGGCGGTGACCGTCGTGCTTGCGGTTACGGCAGGGTAGTAGTCCATGTCGGTGATGCGCGCGTCCTCGATGAATCCTCCCAGCGTGGGATCACCTCGTACGAGTAGGTACAGGGCTCCATACAGTGCGAATACACGCTTGACCAGAATCGCGTTGGGTGCACTCTTGCACAGGAGAAAGATGGTTGCGCGCATGGTGGCCAGGTCGCTGTTCATGCCCAGCGGCTCGAGGTTCTCATAATCGGGCTGGATGTAAAGCATCGTGGGTCGCCGCATGCTGTCCACATCGGGGAAATCGATCTCTATGTTCTTATCATCGAAGTGCTCGATGGAAATCCCCTCTTCGCTCTCCTGCAATCCGATCAAATCAGAGGCAATCACCGCCTTGAGCCTTTCGAGTACCTGCATCTCTGTCTTCATCGTTTACTCTCCTTTTCGATGCGCGCCACCTCCCGCTGTACCAGCTGATCGAGCTTCGTCTTGAAGGCCGTCGTGCTCAGGTACTTCTTCACCGGAGCGGCCACGAAATCGCGCTCGGGAAGCTTCACCGAATGCACGCGCACCCATTTTCCGTCCTTCTGGAATGTGAGGTATCCCCCATCCTTGGCTGTTATCCGGGCTCCCTTGGCCAGTGCGTAGCCGTAGAATACTTTGGTCTCTTGTGAGGAAGCCTTGGCTTCGACGATGACCGCTTTGCCGCTACGGATCACACGGCGGCTGATGCTCTTGTACAACGCCCCACTTCCTTTGGAGAGCCCGTGGGACTTGTAAGCCTTGCGCACCTGGGCTCTTGCGGCCGTGCCGATGCCTCCTAGTATGCGGCGCATCGCCTTGTGCCGATTTACCCCGAGGGATTCGAGGTACCCTAATGCTTCAGCCAGGTCGGTCTCCACCGATACGCTTTCGGTGCTGTATCGTTTCCGTCTGCCGGCCATGTCAAAACCCCAGGATGCGCAAGCTGTCCAGCGGCTGCAGGTACTTGCGGTAGTTGCTGTAGTTGACGAACGTGCGGCTGTTGTCGGCAAAGCTCTTGCCTGTCAGGCCGATGTTCCCCCCGGTCTCGCTGAGCATGAGCGTGGCGATGCGGAGGATCGAGACGACGATCACCGAAGGCATCTGCTCGATTTCCCATCCAGCGGTGTAGCTGAGGCGGATATTGTCTTCCCCGATGGGAAACTTCGTGGCATGGTCGATGAAGCTGATGTAGTCGTCGTAGGTTTTCACCTGCGTGGTATCGATAGGCGTAGTCCCCATGATAAGAGACTCGACCGACTGGATATTGCGACAGGGTAGGTACAGGCGACGAGAGCCCGAGCCCGAGGCGACCACATCGGTATACTCCTGCTGCTTCGGATCGAAGCCCAGGTACGAGATCACGATATCCTCGGCAGTACAGAGGAAAGCGCCCTTGAGCTCTACGGCCTCGGGAGAGTCCTCATAATTGCCGCTGTAGGTGTTGAACATGGCGATGCTGGCGATCATGCGCTTCCTCCATCATACAGGTGATGGACACCCCGGCTCTCACCGGGATGCCCCCAAAAATCCTTGGAATCCGTTTACTGTCAGCTGGCCATCAGGCCCGCACTCTTGAGGGCGGCCAGCAGTGCATTGAAATCCACCACGAGATCCTCGATGGTAGTAGCCGTGCTGTCTGCTTGGCTGGCAGCGGGGGTGAAGTTTCCACCGGGCAGCCCTTCGATGACTGCCGCAGGATCGATGATTACCTTCGCATTCGCAGCGAGGATCACCTCGCCGCCGATTACAGTTTTCTCACCGCCCTGCTCGCGGTAGTTCTTGGTGTTGTATGACATCAATTACCTCCCTTAGGCTTTCTGCTGCAGGACCTTGACGGCCTCGCCGAGGATCAGGCGTCCATCCACACGCTGGGATCCGAGGAAGCCAACCTGTCCGGTCGGGGCGAACAGTTCGCCCAGGCGCTTGAAGGTACGTCCCTGGCGGTCGGCGATCCAGTAGTACGAGAAGTCCCCGAAGGCCAGCGTCTTGGCCCCGCTTGCGATTTCGGGCATGTAGGCCGAGGTCTTCACCGGACAGCTGAGGATGGTGTCGGGAGTGCCTGCAGTCAGCGAAGGCTGCCAAATGTACTGTCCGTTGCCGTCCTTGAGTTTGCGAAGCGCCTTGACGGTGGCATCGTTGGTCACCCACACCGCATTCTTGCGATACGGAGATCGCAGTGCATAGTACAGGTCGATGACCTCATCGGCATTCAGGGCGGTTGCGGAAGCCGCGTTGACGCCGATCTGAGCCCCTCCGGATGCGGCAAGGATTCCCAGGGGCTTGCCCGATCCGTCCCCGGTGAAGAACGCTGCCTCTTCCTTGGCTCCGATACGGCGGGCGAACTCGGTGGCGATGTAAGACTCGATGTCGAATACGCTGTCGTTGATCAGCTCCTCGCTCACCTTGATGATCGTACCCAGCTTGTAGGCGCTGATGGTCACCTGCCCGAAGCTGTCGTCGCTCTCAGGATACGTTCCCTCCTCATCGATCCATGCCGCCTCGCCTTTGGATGCGGAAATGGGTATCTTACGATCGCCGCTTGCGGTCTGGATGATCCTGGCAATCGAGCGAAACAGGTTCTCCTCCTCCAGTGCCGTTACCAGGGTGTGTTCGAATTCGTCGGGCACCAGGTAGCCGCCTTCGGTGTCGGTTCCCACCTGCAATGCGTTACGCAGTTCAGGTGCATTCTCGCGGCGCCTGAGGTGGTTCCAGAATGCCTTTCGATACTCGTCCGAAGCTCGTCCTGCTTTCTTCTCAGCCTTTTGTGCTCCATCGGGGCGGCTGGTGATCGGAGAGCCCACGTGTGCGTTCAGCTCACGCTCGAACGCCTCTATGCGCTCTTGGCGCTCGATCTCGTGGCCCAAATCCACGATCTCCTCTTCCATACGTTCGTAGGTGGTCCTATCCTCGGCGCTCAGGATGCCCTTGTCGTTGCGCCTGGAGTCGAGGAATGCCTTTGCCTGTTCCCAGGTCTTCGCGCGCTGAGCGCGCATGTCGTTGATCTTTCCCATTGTGTCTTCTCCTATTGGGGTTTGATGAGATTCAGTCGTTTCTCGAGCTCGCCAAGGGCGGCTCTGCCTTCCTCAGGTGGCTCCTGGTCTTCTGCGATTGCATATGTTTCGGTGATCTTGTTCATCAGTGAGAGCTGCGAGGTGCGCATCGAGAACGCATACGAGGCCTCATTGGACGCTTTCTTCGCGTCCTCGAGGATCGCATCGGCGAAGCCCAACTCGATGGCCTTCTTTGCGTTCATCCACGTCTCGTTGTCCATCAGGTGGCTGATCTTCGCCCGGGTGAGGGTCGTCTTGATCTCGTAGGCGTTGACGATGCTTTCCTTCACCTCATCCAGCATGCCGATGGCCTTTTGCATGTCCTGATGGTTGCCATAGGCGAGCGTCATGGGATTGTGGATCATCATCAAGGCAGTGGGCGCCATCAGAACTTTCGTGCCTGCCATCGCGATGACCGAAGCTGCGCTTGCTGCGATCCCGTCGATCTTCACGGTGATTGCTCCCGGATAATCCATGAGCATTGCGTAGATGCGACTCGCTGCGATACAGTCCCCACCGGGGCTGTTGATCCAGATGGTCACCTCGCCGCTGTCGGCGAACAGCTCATCCTTGAACTGCTCGGGGGTGACATCATCATCGAACCAGCTCTCCTCGGCGATCGTGCCCGAAAGCTCAAGGATTCTCGCTCTGCCTTCGTCTTCGCTCTGGTTTTTCCATTGCCAGAACTTCTTGTTCTTCATTACTCTCCTCCTGGGATGTGTTGGTAACCTTGTCTGCGAATGCCCCTGCCCGAGAGAGGGGGAGCATGTTTCCGTTGATGAGGTAGAGGTTCCCTCCGTCCTCGTCGGTAATGAGATCCATGTCCTCCAGTGTTCGGATATCGTTGGCACTCATCCAACCGTTCTGGCGCGCGGTGGCATACCCGCCCATGCGGCTCTGGTAATCACCACGCAGCAGACCTTCGACGTTGAAGCGAAAGAAATGCGTCTGCTTCTCATCGGAGGCCAACAGTGCACGCGAAAGTGCCTGCTCCCAGCGGATGACCCACGGGTCGAGAGTGTATTTGACGAACTCCAGCGACTGTTGCTCGATGTTGCTGAACGAGGACTTCTCCAGGTCCCCCACCATGTGAGGGGGGACGCGGAAGATGCGTGCGATCTCGTTGATCTGGAACTTGCGTGTCTGCAGGAACTGCGCCTGCTCGGGCGATATCGAGATGGGGGTGTATTTCATCCCCTCCTCGAGCACCGCAACCTTGTGCGAGTTGGACGAGCCGCCGAATTGGCCCTGCCACGTATTGCGCAGGCGGGAAGGGTCCTTCACCGTTCCCGGGTGCTCCAGTACCCCGCTTGGGGCAGCCCCGTTGGCGAAAAACTTCGCCCCATACTCCTCACAGGCTATCGCCATACCGATGGCATTCTTTGCCATAGCAATCGGCGAGTAGCCCACCAACCCGTCAAAGCCCAGGCCCGGTATGTGCAGTACCTCTGAGGCGTCCAGTACCACCGAGTTTCCCTGCATGGTGGGAGCATCTTCGGCGCTGGTGGTGTATTGGTAGTAGAGCTTGCCACTCTTGTCGCGGTCGACCTGCATGCGGTTGGGCATCAGCGGGTACAGCGCGGCCACCTGGCCCTTGCCGTTTCGGATGATCTGCGCATACGCATTGCCCCAGAGCAGCAGGTGGGTCATCAGCGTCTCGCGGAACACGAAGCTGGTCATTTCCGCATTGGGCTCGCTGTGCAGCAGGGTGTACAGCGGATGATCCTTGGCCTTGTGTTTGCTCGAGTCATCGCCGTGACGGTACAGATGGAGCGGCAGGCCTGCGATCGCTTCGGCCAGGATGCGCACGCAGGCATAGACTGCCGTCATCTGCATCGACGATCGTTCGTTCACCGCCTTGCCGGATGTCGATCCTCCGAAGAGAAAACTGTATGAGGACCCGCTGGTCCTGTTTTGCGGCTTGTCACGCGTTCTGGTGACAAGCTTGGATATGAGTCCCATATGTGTATCTCCTGATTCCTAGATAAAGAGGATGCCTCGGTCCTCGTAGACCGATTCGCGCACTTCGTTGCCGCACCTGATCGCCCGGTCCAGTGCCATGATCGTGGCAACCGCGCCGTCGATCTTCTCTGTGGACTTCTGCTTGTCGGGCTTGATGTTCCCAGCCGGGTCGGTGCGAATGAAAATGTTGTCCATCATCCAGCGGAGCACCGGATGGCCTGCATGTG